ATTTTTTAGACTTTGCTAGCGCAAAAACTAAAATTGGAATCGTCATAGGTTCTATTAATAACCAATTAGATAACGTAGCTCGTGAGAACGAGTTTACTAATGGTATTGAGAGAATCAATGACAACGTGTTAGGGTCCTGTATGAGAATAGAGGATTCCGTTTACGTCCTTAGAAGTATCGGCGTAAACGCTGAAACTGGAACGTATTTAGGATTTGAAAACTATGTGAATTTAATTCACATTTTGATACATTCTGATTACATCTGGCTCGATGATGCTGCAAAGCAAATCGAATTATTCGTCAATGATATAAGAAGTGAAATCAATTCCTTGATTCTCTTATATTCATATTCATTCGCTGATACTAAAATACATTTACACGAATGTAAATCTTGTCATATGGAATATTACCATTGTCATAAACTTAATCTTGATCCCACTCATAAACAATTTGATTTTCAATGTCCTTATCCCAATTGTATTAATTATAGATTTCTTCCACACGCTGATCCCATCAAACGTGTTTTTACTATACCTTTACGAAACTTTGATTTTAACATACCTGCTCATACTTTCGCATATGTTAATACCAATGTTGTTAATGGCCATATAATAAAAACTACAGTTGATGAATCAATTGTCGAAGTTTTCACGAAAAATCTACCTGCTACAATTATCGAGGGAAAGAAACCTTCTAGCGATCATCTTCATCCCACAGGCGCAACTAATAGAGACCTCTTAGAGACAATTCTCTTCTCTAAAGCTGCTAACCTTAAAGGTGATTATTGTCGTTTAGGTATCGGAGACAATATAACTCGAAATAAGAAGAAAAATGTTAATGGTTTTTCTATTAATTATGTTATGGATGCTGAAGATTTTGACCGTCAGGAAAAATACGGGGATCACAAACAAAGGTGTTTGTGTGGTTTTGGCTCTGATTGCGTACACCTTTATGGTTACCTCAAAAATATAACCAATTCCAAAAATAAATTACTTGTCACTGGTGTTGATTCTTTTTACTATAAAGACACTAAAGGCAAGCCTATGTTGAATTCTATTATTGATCTCGCTGAAGACACTAAAATTGACACTACTATTCTGTTTACTGCTGGTGTTTTCGAAAACAAAACTAGGAATAAAGTTATGATAATGGGTAAAGAAGCTGTTCTTAATACCACTCCTACATCCGTCGTAATGGGTGTAAATGGAAATGAAACTGCATATGTACATGACCACATAATCTTTGGTGACCAACGAATCTATCTTGGAAAACAAAGACAAGTTTATACATATGGTGCTTATCGTCTTACCTGCGAGAAAAGTTTCGATTATGGTAATTATGCTTATTGTCTGTTTAAAGTTGCTAAATATAAACAGAACATAATCAAGTTTAATTATCATTCTATGTGTGATGGAGAAATAACAGATGAAAATAACTATGTCGTTACTGAAGATGCTACAAAAATTATGAGTGATAAAATATCCGAGTGGTTCTCAAAAGTTGGAGAAAAGAAAGACACCACTTTACTTCAAATAGGTCATAATGGTGCTAGATTTCTACAAGTTGAAGGCCGTTTCTGCGTGGTTGATGCAAATCACAGTTATTTTTCAAGCTTCAAGAGTTATAGTGTTACTGAATATTACAAAAATAACTCTATTCCTGTCGAACTCTTTAATGATCTGATTGCAAAAGTCAGACCTAATATAACTCTTAATGGTGTACAAGGTATTCTTACTGCTTTTATCAAAGAAAACCGTTCCATAAATATTAATGCTGCCAGAGAATATGTTACTCTCGCAGTTAGAGTTGTATCTGCTATTAGACTATCAATAGCTTTAGTTGTTAAAGAACCACTAGTCGTCCTTGCCAACAACGCTGAAACTTTCCAGTTAAGTGTTGTCGACAAGGTTTCTAGTTTTGTTCAAAGAAATGATATTCTTGGTGTTGTTGAAAAAGCCGTTGATTTGGTTGATGCCAAATTAGATCAAGAAATATCGATTATGGGAAGAATTAGATCTTATCTAGCCTGGACTAGAATCATTATATTATATTCGATTGCTAGAACACTTAAAGTTATTAATGTTCTCGGTTTATTTGATAAAATTATTGATATGATCAATGCCGAATTAGTATTTAATGCCATAATCACCAAAACTAAAGACTATGCTAGGAAAATAGTTTCCAAGAGTACAAAACTCAATTTCAAAAGATTTATATCCGTTTTCCGAAACTGGAATCCTAATTCCTTAGAGGAAATCATTGATTACGGTGAAGACACATTTAAGTCCATTTTTCAGAAACTCAATTCAAAATATACTTACATTAGTCTCACACAATTTTTTATTATTTTAGTTATCATACCTTTCCTTACTTTGATTCTATTCTTAAATTATTCTTTACTTATCGATACCATTCTTTCTCTTCTTGGTATTACAAATTTTTATTTTCTCAAATACAATATGTGGGTGAAGATCTTTAAAGGTCTAATCTCTACATTAGCTTATCAAATCAATCTTATTTTTGGTACTATAATTAGTACATTAATTATTGCTGATCCAGTCAATGGTGCTTTTATTGGTTCTGATTTACCTCTCACATTTGCTGGGATTTGTTCTCCTAATGACGTTAGTGGTTTTGCTACTATCGTGCTTGGAATGTACAAACTTTATAAAATAGCTCCTAATCTCACAGGTAAATATAAAGTTACAAGAGTCCCCAGAGAATTGATTAACAATGGTAAGTTAATATGTGATGCCAAAATTTCTGATAAATTAACGCAAAAAGGTTTCATATTAAATGGTAATATCGTCGAGAAAAATTATCCTACTAAACTACATCAATGTTCATTAAATCAAAGTGAATCTGTTTATAGACAGCTCAAGTCTACAGTTACACCCGATCCCGTTCATGTTGATAAATTAAGTAGGTTTGTTAAGAATAAATACATACCCTATTTGTTGGAATTCGATACTGAAGAAATCAATGTCGACAAATGGTTAAGTGAGCGTTCTACTCAACAACAAACTGAATATAAACAAGCTCAAGCAGCTATTATAGACGGTTCATTGCCTGAAAATAAATATAGAATGCATGTTAAGATAGATGAAAAAATTTTCATAAATTATTCAAATCCTAAAGTCAAAGCAAGAAATATCACTGCTCAAGAAGCATCTGGAAAATTTATTATGGGTGCTTTAATAGACCACATTTCTAATATTCAAAAAATAAATGATCCCGGTTACGGTAGTGGAATTAATTCAAAAACTCGTTGTGAAAAATTTTTCGATTGGGTTAATTCTTTTATCAATTACAGAGTGATATGCCTCGATGGTTCTGCTTTCGATTCTACACAACATTGGGAAATTATGGAAGCTGTAGATATCCAAATTTATAGGGCTTTTATCGACAGACATCCTGAATTAAATGAATGGATTGACATCGGAGAACTTATCAAAATTATTGAAACTAAGAAATTCAAAGTTAGCTCCGACTACTTTAAATATGAAATTGAAGGAACACAAATGACTGGTCGTATGAACACCAGTCAAGGAAATACAACCAGATCTCTATGCTATGTCAGATTAATCTGGGAAACCATGGGTCTTAATTGGATGGATCTCAAAGTCGAGGCATCTGGTGATGATCAAATAATTTTTATCGATAGTAAACTTGTTGATCTCTTCATCGCCACTGCTAAAAACTTAGTCTATTATCACAATGATACCGACACTATAACTCATGGTTTAGGTCAAATCGCCAAGACTTTTGACATATTTAACGAAATCAATGGCGTAGAATACTTATCATGCTATTTCCTTGAGGATTACCACGGTAATCTCAAAATGATTAGAAAACCCGAAAGATTTATACAATTAACTCCTTTTTCTGTTAAAAATGATTGTGGTAAATTATCTAATCTCCTCAAATTAAATGACGAATTATTCAAAGCTGATGCAGTTGAAATAGATTCATCTTGTGCAGACATAAAATTCTTCCGTGAATATTCAAATGCTATCCATAGGTTGGTTGACAGTAAACCTAATTATAAAGAAAAGAACATACATGTTGACCGTTTCGATGACAGATCCTTAAATATGGAAGACCAATTTGAAGAATTAATGTATAATAAATATGGTATTATACAAAATGATTTAGAAGAATATTATGATGCTCTCAAAAATATAGGAAGATATGAGAGCGTTAATTTAAGTTTGGTTGACAAACTCAATGGATCACCAACAAGTCAAGTCTACAGTGACTCAAGAAAATTTCTTGATGCTCATTCACTCCACTATGTTAATAAGGTTAATGGAGCTATGAGAAGTGAATTGATTGATGATGCCACTAATGAACCCAGTACCAGCTGGGTCGAATAGATTAGTTAACTAATCTATTAATAAGATGATTGTTCTTTGATACAATCCGTCACCACAGGACGTTAATTAGTCG